GCCGTGGGTTTGGGGAAGTTGCACCCGAAAACCGAGGGACAGGCCATGCCAGATGCCGTTTCGATCCAGTTCGACATGCCCAAGGCGGTAGCAGAAGCCCTGCTCACCAACCTGCGCGCCGAACTCCGCCGCGGCCTGGTCCAGCACTGGTACGACGACCGCTACCGCACGGTGCCGGAAGGCCTGCGCAGCAGCCGGATTCTCGACGACTACCCGGCCCTCGCTGGCCAGAAACGCACCATAGGCGCGCTCCGCGCCGCACTCGCCGCCAACCTGTAAGGCCGCTGATTCATGACGATGCACGAAAAACTACGGGCAAAGGTCCTGCCAAAGCTGGAAGCCGACTACGGCCTCAAGCACATGAAAGGGACCAACTTCATGCGCAAGGGCAAATGCCCGGCGCACAGGTGCGGCCAGAGAACGCTGTACACCTTCTTCGACTCGCCCTGGATGCTGATCTGCGGCCGCCCGGAGGCCTGTGACCATCGCGTGCACATCAAGGACGTCTACCCGGAGTTGTTCAACGACTGGAGCGACCAGGCGCCGGCTACCCCCGACAACCCTACCGCCACTGCCCGCGCCTACCTGGAGTTCGCCCGGGGTTTTCGCCTGGAACTCATCGATGGATGGTTCACCCAGGAGAACTACTGGGACAACAGGCTCAAGATCGGCAGCGCCACCGTTCGCTTCCCCCTGGAAAAGGGCGGCTACTGGGAACGGCTGATCGACCGGCCCGAGCGCTTCGGCAAGCAGAAGGCCCGCTTCAAGCAGGGTGAGAGCTATAAGGGTGTCTGGTGGTGCCCGCCGACGCTCGACCCGACCGAGGTCGACGAACTGTGGATCGTCGAGGGGATATTCGACGCCATCGCCCTGATGCACAACGGCCGCGCGGCCGTATCGATGATGTCCAGCGCGCCCTTCCCCGCCGAATCCCTCAAGGCGTTGAAGAAGCGCTGCCAGGACGAAGACAAGCGCATGCCGCGCCTGATCTGGGCGCTGGACAACGAGCCAGTCGCCAAGGCCAACGCCCGGCGCTGGGCGAAGGAAGCACGCGAACTGGGCTTCAAGTGCGATGCCGCGGTCATCCCTCAGCGCGGCGCCAGGAAAATCGACTGGAACGACCTGCACCAGCGCTGGGCGTTCATCGAGGGTGACGACGCACGCACCAAGCGCGTCGAGATGGACCTTGAGGAGGCCCGCTACGAAGGCTCCCTGCTGCTGGCCGAGACGGCCGAGGAAAAGGGGCTGCTCATGTATTCCTGGAACGAGCGCAAGGAGTTTCATTTCTCGTTCCGCTCGCGCCTCTACTGGTTCAAGCTCGACATAGAGGCCTACGACCGCGCCATCAAGGAGCTGGAGAGTTCGGAGAACGCGGAAGACCAGTTGCTCAACGACAAGCAGCGCCGCGAGAGGGCGCTACGCCGGGCCGGTTCCGTGGTTCGCATCGGCAACTGCTACTTCCAGGCGCTCTATTTCATGCGCAACGAGCAGACCGACGAGGCCTGGTACTACTTCCGCGTGGAGCGCCCGGACGCGCCGACCGTCAAGGCGACCTTCACCTCAGCCCAGATTTCCGCCTCGGCCGAGTTCCGCAAGCGCCTGCTGAACGTCTGCAACGGCGCCATGTTCACCGGCACCCCGCAGCAGCTGGAGCGCATGCTCGAGCCCCAGCTCGATCGCCTCAAGTCCGTGCACACCATTGACTGGATCGGCTACACCCGCGAGCACGGCGTATACGTCTTCAACGACCTGGCGATCGCCGGAGGCAAGGTCTACAAGCTGAACGAGGAAGACTTCTTCGACATCGACCGCCTGAGCATCAAGAGCCAGAGCCAGTCGCCGGTGCTGCACATCAACCCGGACCTCGCCGCCTACAACGAAGGCTGGTTCGAGATGTTCTGGAAGTGCTTCGGCGTGCGCGGGGTGGTCGTGCTGGCCTGGTGGCTCGGCGCACTCTACGCCGAGCAGATCCGCCAGATTCACAAGTCCTATCTGTTCCTTGAACTGATCGGCGAGGCTGGCTCCGGCAAGACCACGCTGGTGGAACTCTGCTGGAAGCTGACCGGCCGCACCGAGTACGAAGGCTTCGACCCGTCCAAGGCCACCCCCGCCAGCCGCGCGCGCAACTTCGCCCAGGTCGGCAACCTGCCGGTCGTGCTGATCGAGTCCGAGCGCGAGCAGAAGGAAGGCGCGCCGGTGAAGCACTTCGACTGGGACGAGCTCAAGACCGCCTACAACGGCCGCAGCGTCCGCTCCACCGGCGTAAAGAACAACGGCAACGACACCCGCGAACCACCGTTCCGCGGCGCCCTGCTGATCGCGCAGAACAACGCCGTCAACGCCTCCGAGCCGATCCTGCAGCGCCTGGGTCACGTCAACCTGACCCGCGAGCACCAGACCCCGGAGACCAAGCTTCTGGCGGAGCTGCTCGAGCGCATGCCGGTGGAGCAGCTCAGCGGCTTCTTGGTGAAGGCCCTGCAGCCCGAGGCCAAGATCATGGCGCTGCTGGACGAGCGCACCTCCGGCTACGAGCAGGAGCTGCTGTCCATACCGGGCATCCGTACCGTGCGGATCGCCAAGAACCACGCCCAACTGCACAGCCTGGTGGACTGCCTGCAGTTGGTGGTACCGCTGGACGGCGAGCGCGCCCAGCTGGTTCACGCCGAGGTCAGCCGCATGGCCCTGGAGCGTCAACAGGCGATCAACGCCGACCATCCGGTAGTGCGTGAGTTCTGGGACCTCTTCGAGTTCCTCAACGGGCCGCTGAACGAACTGCCCGGCAACCTCAACCACTCCCGCAAGAAGGAGTTCGTCGCCGTGAACCTCAACGAGTTCATCGAGGTGGCGGCGAACAAGCGGCAGCAGGTCCCCAACCTGGGCGAGCTCAAGCGGCTGCTCAAGACCAGCAAGTCCCCGAAGTTCATCGAATCCAACAAGGCCATCAACTCGGGTCGCCAGGTCGACGCGTTCGACAAACCGAAGACCGTCCGTTGCTGGCTGTTCCAGCTCGTCTGACAACCCCGCCGGGGCGCGGCAACGCCCGGGCAACAACCCCAAGGAGAAGCACCATGCAGAACGATGAAACCCCGCTCTACGAGCACAACCGCGGCGAATGGCTCGCCACACTGACGCTCACCGGCCTGACCCTGGTCGTCCTGGTCATCGCCGGCTACTACGCCCCAATCGTCCTGGCTGCGGCTACCCACTGACCAACTCGCCCGGGCGCGGCAACGCCGCAACTGCAACCCCAAAGGAGAGACACCATGCACAAGCAAACCCCGGAATGGATCGACCTATTCCACACCTGTTTCGGCCCGAAGGGGCTGGTAGCCCTGGCCTGGTGGCTCGGCGCGATGCACGCCAAGCGCATCCGTGACCTGCAGGGCTCTTACCCTTTCCTGCTCGTTGACGGAGACACGGGAGTCGGACAGGACAGCTTGATCGCTACCCTCTGGCGACTCACCGGTCAGCCAAATGCTCAGAACGTCACGCCGGAAACCCACACCAAGACCGCCCTGATGGTTCGCTTGTTCAATTCGGACAACCTGCCAGTCGTCCTTGAGCCCGCCACCCATTTCGATTGGGACATGCTCAAACCACTTTTCAACAACTGCTCTTTCAGTGTGCACGACGGGGTCTCCGTCAGTAGTACCTATGAAAGCGCGATAGCCATTGTCGGCAGGGCTGATGGTTCCCCGGCATTCGCCTCTCGCGTGGTCAACCTGAAGCTGGAACAGCTCGGCGTGAACACTCAGCGCAGCACAGCGCTGCAGGCCTTGGGCACGTATTGCGAGAACCAATTTGCAGTCCCACACCATCGGCAAGACCTGATGGCCTACAGCCTGGGCAAGACCGGGCACTACATCAGCGCCCTGCATGACGACATGGGCGACTCCTTGGATGCGCGGGCAGCTTTGAACCACGCACAGATTCTCGCCCTTCTGGACGCTCTGAACAGCCTCTACGACCTACCCGATCAGGCCCATACCAATGCTCACTGCGAGGTTTGGGACATGGCATGGCGTCGCGTCCAGCTTCCGTTCTGAATCACCAAGCCGGCGCGGCAACGCCGGCACCACAACCCGATAGGAGAGACACCATGCAGGCCCAATTCGTTACGCCCGAGCAATTGCTACTGAAGCACTTGGAGATTGCCTTCGCTTTGTGGGCAAAACCTCGCGGCTATGACCTGGCTATGTGCGACGACGGCAACAGCTTCCTGTCGCTGGAAACCCGTAATGCCTGGCTTGGCTTCGAGGCGGCACACGGTTCGGCGGGCTGCCGTCCCGTCGGCCAACAACTCTATGCACGGCTGAAGAAATCCAGCCCTCATGCCCACCAGACCGACAAGTTGTTCGCTGTGCGCGTCGGCCGTGCGCCCTACGACGACTACGTCGTGCACGGGGGGCCCGGTGGCGTGTATCGCCTCAGCGACGTGAACTTCTACGTAATCGACGGCGAGAAGAAGTACCGCCTCGGTTGACACAAGAGCCTGTGCCGGGTGAGCGGCAACTCCCCCGGCGCCATTTCCATGAAGGAGAGACACCATGAAAAAGCACTTCCCTGTCACACAAGCAATGCGTGAGGAGGTTGTCGACAAACTCACTATCCAGGCCGTAGCGCATCATGCGGTCGCCATTGCCGGCTACCTCGAGGCGCTCAATACGCAATTCTGGACAGCGCATTGCTCCAAGGTCGAAGCCCTTCCCGGGCTCGAAAAACAGCATTGGGCAAGCCTGATTCAGGCGGGCTCCGTCACCGCCGCTTCGAGCTGCTACCCAACCTATAAGGACCAGCGCGGGGATGACCGCAGCCCAGTTACGAAGTACTTCGTTGCAGTGGCCTTCCGCTACAAGCAAGACCACCACAGCACTTTCGTCGCACGCCTGCTCACCTCTCAGGCATTCGAAGGCGTCAAGCGCTTTCTGGACTCCAGACACGATCGCGACTGGAAGATACGCCTCGTCTGTCCCAACGGCGCAGTACCCCGCCTCCACGGCATGGAGGACATCACCGACTTGAAGCTGAAAGGCCTCGCTCTGCTGATCTGCTCAGAACTGGAGTCCGTGGTTGAAGCAGGCCTCGCTTTTCGTAGTCAGGCCATGGACGTTCTGCTTGCCTGCCGCACCTCCCGCCAGGTTGAAGACCTGTTCCCCGAGGCTGCGAAGCTGCTCCCGCAGCCTGTGAAACAGGACAAGGCCCTGGCCCCCACCGAACTAGCGGCCAATGTGCGCAGCATGCTCAGCAAGGGCGTACCACCGGTAGTACAGGCATAAGGAGGCTGACTGTGGATGTGATCGACCAAGCCAACGAACGGGCCGAGAACATGGTCCAGGCCGCCCTAGCACAGCGAGCGTCCGCTAACGCAGCGCCCAGCGCCCTCTGGTGCGAAGACTGCGGCGAGCGAATCCCCGAGGCTCGCCGCCAGGCCGCCCCGGGCTGTGAGTGCTGCATCAGCTGTCAGGAACTGCGCGAGCACCCCGCGCGGCGTTGAAGAAGAGGCGCCAGGGAGCGGCAACTCCCTGGCGCCGACCACCCCAAAAGGAGAGACACCATGCAAGCGAATCAACCCCAAGGCGGCGACGCCAAGGCTAGCACACCACGCTATGACACCATCGTCATCCGGGGCGCCACCGGCAAAGACGTCCCGAGGGAAGTAGACGGCGGAGAGGTTGTAGCCTGGAGCGCAGGCCACGAGCTCGCCGCCCTGGATGCGTTGCAAGAGTTCGTCGACAACCTAGCCGCCGGCAACTGCAGCCAACACAGCCATCTGACCCACGAAGCCGCCGCAGCGCTCAACCTCATGCGCCGGCGGCGTGCAATCGGCTGGGCAGCGGACGAACCCACCGAGCATCCCCCAGCGGACTGGAAAACCGCCGTAGCCTGCGCTGTAGCAACAGCCTTCAAGGTATTCGGAGAAAACACCGACGAAGCTATGGATGCCATCCGTTACATGGAGGCGTTGCTGTTGGCGAAAGAGCCGGCCGAGCCAAAGCCCTTCATGTTCGTGCAACTGCACGACGGCGATGTGCAGGACTGGACGCGGGACGCAAACCGGGCCGAGTCCTGGGAGGAAGACGGCTACACGGTAGCCAAGCTCTTCATCGCGCCCTCACCCAGCAACTCCACGTCGCAAGCATGGCTCGACGTGCAGGC